TGCTTCAAATAAATTTACAGTACCAACAGGACAGGCAGGAAAATATTTAATTATAGGAAATGTTGGATATGTTAATTTAACAAATGAGGATGAGAGTAGAGCTATGATATATAAAAATGGAGCTTTAGCTGCTTCTGTTGCTACTTTTCAAGGACAGAATGGAACATCAAATCTTGCTGTGCAAGCAGTTTTAGATTTAACAGCAGCTGATTTTATAGAACTCTATGCTTATCAAGTTTCAGGTGGAGCAATAAGTGTTGATGGTGGAGCAACTGGTATAACATTTTTACATGGATATAAAATAGGAGCATAATGACAAGTATATTAAAAGTAGACACGATACAGGACGCAGACGGTAATAACATTATCAACGAAAGTGGTAACACGATTACTATCGGTGCATCTGGTGACACTACAAATATTGTAGGAACTTTACAGAACAACGGCTCTGCTGTTGGTGGAGCTAACACTCCTATTGTTAGTGTAGACTTGACAGGCTCAGACCCAACATTTTCTTCAGGTTCTTATCACAAAGTATCATTAAACACAGAAAGAATTGATACTGATAATGCTTTTGACAATTCGTCTAACTATACTTTTACTGTTCCTAGTGGAAAAGCTGGAAAATATTTTATGTCTGCATCTGCAAGAGTAAATGATTTGAATGGTACTTCTGATTTTGCTATTATACAAATAGCAAATTCTGCAAGAAGCACAGTTTATAATAGTAATGTACAATCAGGAAACTCTGGTTATGGATATGCTGCAATATCTGTTTCAACTGCAAGAGATTTATCAGTTGGAGATACCGTCAGTCTTTGGGTTTATGGTTCAGAAGGAATAGGTTTAGCTGATGGTAATGTAAATTTAACAGTTTATAAATTAATAGAATAGGATAAATTATGGCATTAACTAGACTAGGACCAAATCAATCATTAAATTTAGCAAACAATGTTACAGGAACGTTGCCAACGGCTAATGGTGGTACAGGTGCAACTAGCTTTACAGCTGGTATTACAGTAGCAGATCAATGGAGATTAAATACAAGCTTTACTGGAGGTGCTGATCCAATAGCAAGTAATTTAGAACAAGTTGATACAAGTGGTATGGGAACATTAGGTTCTGCTATGACACAATCTTCAGGTATTTTTACTTTTCCATCAACTGGAATTTGGTTAGTTAAATTTAATTTAAGTGTTAATACAGGAGCTGGAACATCAGCTACGATTGATGGTTTGTGTACAAGTCAAATTCAAGCTACTACAAATAATTCAAGTTATAGTATTGTTGCTAGAGCGTCTGCTGGATTGCATGACTCAGGTGGTGCTACTGTTCATGAAAATGCGTCTGAAATTTCTGCTTTAATTGATGTAACAGATACGTCAAATGTAAAAGTTAGATTTAAAGCTGATAGTATTAATAGCACAACGACTGTAACAGCAGACACCGACCATAACAGAACTTTTTTTACTTTTATTAGGTTAGGAGATACATAAAATGGATTTTGACCACAGACCAAATCATATAGAAGATGCTCTTGTAGTAATGCACTCTAATCAATGGTTCACTTGGACAGATAGTAAAAACAAGATTTATGCTAATTTAAGACTCACAAAAAAAATTGGTGTTGATGGAAATTTAATTGATAACCCTGTTACAGAATTACCAAGTGAATCCGAAATAAATGCAAAACTTTTACAATTACAACAAGAATTTGATAACAACAATTCCTAATCCGAAAGGAGCCTAATAAATGCTCGGTTTTGATGCTATATCTGCTCTTCCGATATCTGATTCGATATTTGATCCTAACGTTTCAATTAACGTAACAGGTAATCCGTTAACATTATCAATAGGTAATGCTACATCATTAGCAGGAGCTCTTGTTCAAGTAACAGGAAATCCTTTAACAGCAGCCACAGGAAGTGTGGTAATTAACGCTGCAGCTAATGTAACTGTTGCGGGAAGTGGATTAACTCTTGCTGCAGGAAGTGTAGTAATTAATGCAGCTGCTAATGCAGTTGTAACCGGAAACCAATTGACGTTAAACACAGGAAGTGTTACACTGATTGGTAAGGCAAATGTAACGCCTGATGCAACACCTCTGACTATAACAGTCAAGGATGCAACGGCAATAACATGGAGTGAAATAGATCCAAATACTAATAGTGTTTGGGTAGAAATAGACCCGATTTAATATGGCATCAAGTTTTTCAACAAATTCAAAACTAGAGATTATCACAACCGGTGAAAAAGCTGGTCTTTGGGGTAATATAACAAATACTAATTTACAGATATTAGAGCAACTTGCTACAGGATATTTATCATTAGCTGTTGGTAGCAGTGATGTAGCATTAGCTTTAGACAATGGGGCAACATCAAATGGTAAAAATTTATATTTTAAACTTACTGGAACTTTAACTGCGAATAGAACTGTAACAGTTCCTGATAGCGCAGAAAGAGTTATGGTGTTTGAAGACGCAACAACAAGAGAAAGTTCTGGAACTATAAAAACATTGACTATCAAAACTGTTTCTGGAACGGGAGTTACAGTTCCTTCAGGATCAAAAGTATTAGTATATTCAGATGCTACAAATGTAAATTTAGGTTTATTAGATAAAGGATATTTAACAGTAAACTCTTCAAGTGTAACTGCTTATACAGCTGTAGCCGGAGAACAAATTTTTGCAATTACAAATACTAACCCTATAACAATAACTCTGCCAGCAGCCGCTGCTACCGGAGATGAACTTACTATAATAGATGGTGGTAATTTTTTTGCATCAAACAATCTTACGATAAATAGAAATAGTCACAAAATAAATGCGGGAACTTCTAACTTAGTTTTAAATGTTAATGGTCAAGCATCAACTCTTGTTTATGCTAATGTAACTGTTGGCTGGGTATTGAAGTCAACTAATCAATAGGAGCAATTAAATGGCTCTAGTTGAGTTTAAATTTAGACCGGGAATAGACAAACAAAATACTTCAGCGGGCGCTGAAAATCGTTGGATAGATTCTGATAATGTTAGATTTAGATATGGCTTGCCAGAAAAAGTGGGCGGCTGGTCATCATTAGTTTCAGATTCAATAGTTGGTGTAGTTAGAAAACAACACTCTTTTGTTGATCTAGATGGTAACAGATATGTTGCATTAGGTTCTGATAAATTTTTACTTATATATTTTGAAGGACAACTTCACGATGTTACACCAGTAAAAGCTACTGTGTCTTCTGTTGGAATGTCTTGTTCAGATGCAACAAAAGAAGTACAATTAACTTTTTCATCAGCACATAATTTAGAATCTGGTGACATTATTTTATTAGACAATGTAACAGTGCCAACAAGTGTTGGTTTAACTAATGCTGCTTTTGAAGATAAATTATTTCAAGTAACAAGAGTTACATCTTCTTTAATTGCAATTGTTACAGGAACACAAACCACAACAGGTGCTGGATCAGGTGGATCTTGTGATGTTATACCATACGAAAAAGTTGGCCCTGCAGCTCAGTCTTATGGATATGGTTTTGGTATTGGTAATTTTGGAGGCACAGTGTCTGGAGTTGCAACAACAACTTTAAATGGTGCTCTTAATGCAGACACTGCTGGTACAGGAGGATCCGGTACAGCAATAACTTTAACATCAGTTACAGGTTTTCCAACAGGTGGTGGAACTATAGCTGTAGGTAATGAGCTAATAACTTACACAGGAATAAGTTCAAACGATATTACAGGTATTACTAGGGGTGCAAATGGAACAGCAACATTTGGTACATCAAATGGACAAGCACATAGTAGTGGTGCAACAGTATCAAATGCTACAAACTTTTCTGGATTTGGTAGTGCAGTAAATGCATCGACTGTAGTTCTAGAACCAGGCCTCTGGAGCCTAGATAATTTTGGACAAGTTCTTATAGCAACTATTGCAAATGGTAAAACATTTACATGGAATGCTGGAGCCTCAACACCTTTATTAAATAGAGCATCAACTACAACATCTGGTTTTGCAACAGGAAACAATCCTACTGCATCAAGAGTTACATTAATATCACCAACAACTAGACACTTAATACATCTTGGAACAGAAACAACTATTGGTGACACAACTACACAAGATGATATGTTTATAAGATTTTCAGATCAAGAAGATATAAATACATATATTGCAACTTCTATAAATTCAGCAGGTTCACAAAGACTACAAGATGGAACTAGAATAGTTGGAGCATTAAAAGCAAAAGAAACAATACTAATATGGACGGATAATGCGTTGTATACTATGAAATTTATTGGATCTCCATTTACGTTTGGTTTTGAACAGGTTGGTACAAACTGTGGATTGATAGGTAAAAATGCAGCCGTAGAAATAGATGGATCAGCATTTTGGTTGTCACCAAATGGTTTCTTTTTATTTGATGGTACAGTTAAATCATTACCTTGTAGTGTAGAAGATTTTGTATTTAATGATTTTGATACAACAAAAGGACAACAAGTTGCTGCTGGTTTAAATAATTTATTTACAGAAGTAACTTGGTATTATCCATCATCAAGCTCTGATTTTAATAATAAATATGTGGTGTTTAACTATGGTGAAAACTGTTGGTATACAGGCACAGAAGCTAGAACTAGTTGGATGGATGGAACCATATATCCAGCACCTTATGCTACAAAATATATTAGCACAGCCGATGGAACTTTTCCTGTTGTTGTAGGCCAAGATGGTTTAGGACAGACAAAATATTTTGAACATGAGATAGGAACAGATCAAGTTAATGAAGATGGTTCAACAACAATAGTACCATCTTTTATTAAATCTTTTGATTTTGACCTACAACAAAGACAAAAAGATGCAAGAGGGAGATCGTCAGGACCAAGTATTGCAGGTGAAGTTTTTTTAGCTGTAAGACGTTTTGTTCCTGATTTTAAAACTTTGGCTGGTAATGCTAAAGTTACGTTGGCTGTAAAAAGATATCCGCAGCAATCAGATACAAGCACTAGTTTGAGTCCCTTTACAATAGACTCATCTACTGATAAAAAGGATACAAGAGCAAGGGGTCGTTTCGTTAACTTCAAGATAGAAAACGATTCTAATGGCGAAGAATGGAGATTTGGAACATTTAAGCTAGATATACAACCGGATGGAAGAAGATAATGGCAAAAACTTTATTTGAATTAGTACAAGAATATTTAAATAGGCGTAATTTACCTAAAACATTTACGTACGATAGATCCACCACTACGCCACCACCTGTAGATGAAACTGAAACAACTCCTGTAATAACACCCACTGCAATTGCAACTGCCATGAGTTCCGGAGGTGAAAGAGATAGTGGTATTGAAAAATTTTATAGACCCCCTGAAGCTAGAGAAACTTTAGAAAAATTATATACAGGTGAATATCAAGACTATGAAGACTATTTGGAAGATCAAAATAAAGGGGTCAAAGGACTTTTAAGCGGTTTATTTAGATTTTTACCTGGAGGCAGTATGCTTCAAAGAGATCCAATGCCATCAGATCCTATGAGTAAATCTTTTTCAGTGCAAGCTTTAGGAGGAGATCCATATGGATATTATGATCAAATGAGAGCTGGTAATCTAACAGGGCAAGACCCTTTTGGTATAAATACAATATCTGCTTTTGGTAATTATCCAGCTTACGCAGATAAGACTGTTAGAGAATTAGAAGCTAAAAAAGCAGCAGGTAAAAAATTATCAAACTTTGATGAAGCAAGATTAGAATTTTACGGAAAAGTGGTAGAAGAAAATAAAAAAAGAACAGGCCCAGATGGAGATCCATACTTTTTTACTGATGATGACTCTGATAAAATTGGTGACGTGGATATAGTGGGTGGTAAAAAATCAATAGTTTCAGATAAGGTTACTGCTCCAATTATATTTGGAGATAATGAAGGACCTGACATGGGTCTTGGAATTGGTTCTTTTAAACCAGGTGGGGGTTTTGTAGATCAAGGTGGTTTTGGAGAGTTTGGATTAGGTATTTCTCCAGCTGCTGCAGCTAGGGCAATTGAACGAGCAAAAGACCGAGAAATAATTAATAGAGGTGGTGGAGATGATTTACCAGGCGGTGGATTAAATGATTCTAATAGGGAAAGCATAATTGATAGAGGATCTAGTGGAGATCCTGATGATAGAGGACAAATTATAACAAAAGACACTCCGAAAGTATCTACTTATGACGCTGAAACAGAAGACGATAGAGACACCGGCAAGATTGTCTGCACCATGATGAACGAGTCTTATGGCTTTGGATCATTTAGAAATAAAATTTGGTTAAGACACTCAAAAGGATTAGCACCTGAGTATCAAAGAGGTTACCATAAAATATTTTTACCATTAGTAAAACTATCTAAGAAAAATTATATTCTTAAAAAAGTATTAGAACACATTGCAGTTCATAGAACAATAGACATACGACAGGAATCAAGAAACAAGGTTCACTTGTTAGGTAGAATATATAGAAAAGTATTAGAACCAATTTGTTATTTAGTGGGTAAATATGGCAAAGATTAATGTTAGAATACCAGAACCAAAAGAAGAATATAATGTTTCTAACCAGAAACAAATAAATAGAACTATTTCTTTAGTAGTAGAACAATTAAATTCTACATATTTAAATGAAACAAAACAGGAGCAAGAAAGATTTTCTTGGTTTATAAGTGGCTAATATATACAAAAACGAATTAGTAGATTTAACTACTACAGATAACACTACAATATATACAACACCGGCAGATTCTAGAGCTATAATCAAAAGTTTATTGGTATCAGAAGACGCTGGATCAGGATGTAATGTAACTTTTACAATAACAAATGCTGCATCTGCAGTATTTAATTTGTTTAAAGACAAAGCCATAGCATCAAAAGCAACAACTGAACTATTAACTCATCCTCTTGTTTTAGAAGAGAATGAAATATTAAAAGCACAAGCATCAGATGCAAATGAATTACATGTTATTGCATCAATATTGGAGATAAATAGAGACTAATGCCATTTATAGAAACAAAAGCTAAAAAAGAAATAAGAGAGATAAACGGTAAACCAACTGTGGTTATTACACCAGAGTGTGAGATTACTTTAAAAAATTTAAAGACGGGTCAAGAATACATGTCAGATGCAGAAGCAGATGCAGATGTAGATAACCCTGAAACAGACACTAAAAGAGAAGATATCTCTAGAAGTGTAAAATTAACAGTAGAGTCTTTGCCTTTGGGCGGAGATTCTCAGTTGTAAAAGGAGAGTTTTTTATATAAACTTTATTAATTATGCCAATATCTAGAGGAATGATGGAAAGACAATTACGTATGGGCGGTGGTATTATGAATATCGTGCCTAGAGAAGAAGCATTTTTAGGGGGACTTAAGAAAGCTATCAAAGGTGTCGCTAAAGGTATTGGTAGTTTTATCAAATCTGATGCAGGTAAAATGGCTCTTACAGCCGGTGCATTATATGGTTTAGGTGGTGGGACATTCTTTGGTAAAAGTTTACCAGGAATAGCTGGCACAGGTTTTAAAGCAGCTAACATATTACCTAATATAAAAAATTTACCTTTTATGAGTAAATTTGTCGGATCAGTTGGTTTAGGAAAACTTTTAGGTGGAGGTATGCCTCAACCACAGGTAGGATCATTTGGTGTAAATACGCCTGCAATAAGAAGTTACTTAAAAGAATATTTTACAAATTTAAATCCACAAAGAGATAACGAAGAGGACGAAGAATACGAAGCTAGAATAAATCAATTAGTAGAATCTAACATGGTAGAATACATGTCAGATGGTGGACGTATTGGTTATAGATTTGGTGGAGGATATCAAGGAAGTGATGCTAAAACAGGTAAAGGTGGGGCATCAAAAGGACGGTCTACTTCAGCCAGAGATAGAGCAATGGGCAGTGGTGGTAAACAAAGAAGTGGAACAAATACTAGTTCTATTGGTGGTGGTAATAATAGAAGAGGCGACAGCCCACAACAAAGAAATAGATTTGATGCTCCAGAACAAAAAAACATAGGATTACCTAGCTTTGCAGAAATGAATTTTGGATTCCCAGGTTCTAAAAGTTTAATGGATCAACAAATGTTTGCAAAAGTTTATAAAGACTATGACGATTTATTAAATATAGAAGCTGAAAAAACTAAATTTTTTGGAGGAGATAAATTTGATGCTATGCAAAAATATTTTGATTTTGCTACAAAACAAAAAGCTGCAGGAAAAAGTCCGTCAGGTATTAGAGAAAGTGGAAAAATTGGCCAATCTTTATATGGTCTTGATATGGATCTAGTGCCCAAAGATTTCTTACAAACAGAAAAAGATTTTGAAGGTCAAAAAGCACCACTAGAACTTTTTAAAATATTTAAAGAAGGAAAGGCAGAAGGCGGTAGAATAGGTTATGCTAGAGGAGACTCAGCAGAAGATAACGCAATGCAGGCAGCAGGCGTCATGGGCCTACCTTTAAACGAAAATCCAGCAGGAATTACTGAGCTAGATCTTAGAGAAACAGGTGGATTTATTCCTCCAGTTGGTGTAAAAGAAAAGGCTGACGACATCCCTGCGATGCTTTCAAATAACGAATTTGTATTTACAGCTGATGCTGTAAGAGGAATGGGTGACGGTGACGTTAATAAAGGCGCTCAACGTATGTATGATATGATGAAAAAATTAGAAAATGGAGGAAGAGTATAATGGCAGTATCAGAAACTAGAGTTAGACCACCGGAGTTTATAGAAGCTGCCGGTAAGACGTTTTTAAGTGATCTATCAAAAGCAACAGGTGATTTTAAATCAGCTGATCTTTCCAAAGTATATGGTCCACAATTTGTAGCGGGTCTAGATCCTTTACAACAAAGAGCCGTAAAAGATTTACAATCAGGTTTAGATTCATTCAAACCATTCTTGCAAACAGCGGCAAGTAGAACTGGTCCAGATGCATTTAAAGAATTTATGTCTCCATTTCAAAGAGATGTAATAGATGCAACACTATCAGAATTTGATTTACAAGCACAAAGAGGTCTAGGTGGTATAAGAGATAGGGCTGTAGCCGCGGGAGCTTTTGGTGGTGATAGACAAGCCGTTCAAGAAGCAGAGTTTAGATCTACATCAGATAGAAACAGAGCCGCATTACAAGCACAATTACTAGCACAAGGATTTCAACAAGCACAACAAGGTGCACAAAGAGATTTACAAAATCAATTAACTTTAGCTTCAACAACACCTGCATTACAAGGACAACAAATTGCAGGTCTAACTACTTTAGGTGGTGCATTACAACAACAAAAACAGTCTGAGTTAGGAGCACAACAACAATTAAATATTCAAAACCTAATGCAGCCATTAACAGCTGCACAACAATATGGTTCCGGCGTGACTCAATTGATTGCAGGTTATCCTGGTAAATCAGTTCAGGAGGTAACACCTAATCCAAGCGGACTACAATCTTTAATTAGTGCAGGAGCAGGTTTAGCCGGTATATACAGAACTCTTAACCCAGTACAGAGACCAGCATAATGAGTAGAGTATTTAAAAGACCTATGTTTAGAAAAGGTGGCGGTGCCAACATGAATGGCATCATGTCTAATATTCAAGATAGAGAAAATTATGAGGATGGAACTCAACTAACTCCAAGACAAAGGTACGAGCAAATAGTAAATCAATATTCTGGACCCTCAACAGACCCACTAGGTAGATATTTAATAGAAGGTTCCTTAAGAGGTCTTAGCACTGCAGGGGGAACTACTTTACAAAATTTATCAAAAGCTTTTGGCGGTGAGCCATTACAAAGATTTTTTGATACGCAAGATAGACAAAGAATGTCGGAAAGAGATATGAAATTAGCTGGATTAGAAATGGATATTGATGAAGAAAATAGATTAAGAAAATTAAAAGAAGCTAAAGAGGCAACTAAAGACCAACAAAAATTTGAATTAGACCTATTAGCTAAAAAACAAGCATTTCAAGCCTCTGAAGCTGAAAAAGTTAGAAATGAAAATCAATTAAATAGAGATTTAAAATTACAAATAGCACAACTGCCTGGAAAATCAGGATCTAGCCTACAAAAAGATTATTCACCTGAAAGAATTTATTTTGAAACTTTACAAAAATATACTGATCCTAAAGCTGCTGGTTATATTACTACAATTCAACAAGAATATCCTGAAGCGTTTGCAGAATTTGCTGCATATATTGGCCCATCAATTAGACAAAACGATAATCTAAAAGGTGGCTTTATAGGTGTTTTACCTAATAAGAAAAAAGGTAAAACAAGACAATATAATTTCGATGAAATGATTCCAGGAGGAGTTTATTTTAAACCAGATACTAAAAGATTATATGAAAGAGACGCTGAAAAAAATATATTAATAGAATACGATCCATACTCAGGTAAAAAATTAAGAGAAATACCATTAGAATAGGAGCGTTAAATGGCAACATACGACCCTACAAAAAATATTCCTACTAAAAAAAAATTAACTAATGAGGAGATAAAAGATTATATTGATTTAACTCCTGAAGCTGAAGATGATAATGAGATATCACAATTAGAAGCAGGGCTTGCTGGTGTTGCATCAGGTATATTAAAAATACCCGAGGGTTTTGTATCATTGGGTGCAGAATTAATGGATGCAACAGGCATATCACAAAACGCAGCCGCACAAGTAGAACAATTTTTTGATAAAATAAATCCATTTGAAGAGATAGCAGAACAAAAAGCTGCTGGTAAAATTGTAGAAGCCTTAATACAAATAGGTGTACCTGCAGGTGTTGGAGCAAAAATCGCATCTAAATTAGCAACAAAAGCATTGCAAGCAAGAAAAGCTGGAACGTATGTAAATCTAAAAGGTAAAAATGTACGTAAAGGTATGAAACAAGTTTATAAATTAAACGACAAAGCAAGAGTTGCAAGATTTGGAGCTGCTGTAGTTGGTGGTGCGGCCGGTGAAGTATTTGTAGGTGATGCAGAAAAAATAGGAACATTTGGTGATGCTTTTCAAATTGGTCCAACACAATTGGACACAGAAGAATCTGTTGATCCAAAAGAAGATGCAGCAAGAAAACTTTTAAACAGGGCTAAATTTGGTGCAGACTCATTATTATATTTTCCCTTTGTATATGGTGCAACTAAAACTGTAGGTAAAGTAGCAAAGTTTGGAAAAGATTTAGCTTTTAGTTCTTCTAAAATAAATAAAAAAGTAGATCAAATAGCTGGAGTTGTAAGACCTACTTCAACTAAACCTGAAGCCATGTTTTTAGCTAAAAATCAAGAAAATGCTAGAAAAGCCTCTGACGCTAATTTTGCAATGGAGCAAGTAAAAAGAATAGATAATGAAGTTGGTAAAATGTTTCCAGGTGTTAAAACTTTATTTAACAAAGGTTTAAGAGAAGATTATCAAAAACAACAAGCAGAGTTTTACAAAGATTTAAAAACTTTAATGTTTGAAGGTGACATGTCCAAAAAATTAGGTGACACAGCAATTGCTAAAAAATTACAAAGAAAAATGACTAATGGTGGTTTAAATGCAGAATCAAGAAAAATAGTTTTTGATGCTATTTATAATTCTAGACAAAAATTTGTAAATTTAATTGAAACTATTAAAGAAGGTAGCACAGCTGCTGTAACATTACCAAAAGATGTTAAAAAACTATCTGGTTTAATGGGGGATAGATTAAAAATTATGTTAGGAGGCACATATAAAATATTTCAAAATCCGTATGTAGACGCATTAACAGGGTACAAACCATCTGATCAATCTATAAATAATGTAAAAAAAATATTAAAAAGACATGGTCTAAAACATGGAAGAGAACTATCTGATGATGAATTATCATACAGAGTAAACGAAATACTTAACAGTGCAATTAAGTTTACATCTAAAACACAATTACCATCATTTAAAATGACTGATTTAACTATAGGTGCAAAAACTCCAAGTGTTAGAAAAAATTTTGTGCAGATATTAAGTAAAAAAAATAAAAATGGTGATCCTGCCACTGAAATTATTGGTAAAGGAAGTAAAGCCTTTAGAGAATTATTTGGTGAAGTAGATGATGCAAGGGAATCTATTTACAGTGGAATTGGACTTTTATCTAACCTTGCAAGAAGATCACAATTTATTGATGATGTACTAGAAGCAAACGACAAGGCTTTAGAAACAGGAACCAGGAGACTTTTTTACGCAGATAAAAATGAAGCTATTAAACAACTTGGAGCAGGTGGTTTAAATAAAATTGTATCTTTGGATGAAACATTGGAGGGTATGTTTAAGAATGGAGTTCTTGTAAATAGATTAAAAGGACTACATACGACACAAGAAATAGCTGACTCTTTTGAAGCGGTAAATAAACTTAGTAATTTTTTTATACGAGAGGGTAAAGTAGGTAATGCTTATAAGTATATATTTTTATATCCAAAAGCTGGAGCACAGATTGCAAAAACAGTTCTATCACCAACAACACATATAAGAAACTTTTTATCTGCATCTGCTTTCTCTGTTGCTAATGGTACATTATTTACAAATCCTGCATTAGTTGCAAGAGCTATAAACAAAGCACGTAAGTCTGTTCAATTAGGTGTTAGATCACCGGAAGCAATGGCTGAATATAGAGAACTATTAGAGTTGGGTGTTGTAAATACACAAACTAAGATGGGAGACTATCAAGCTTTGCTAAAAGATATTGAATTAAATCCTGATGGTGGTTTCTCAACTAATGCATTTAAAAGAATGCTACAAAGATTATCTAGAGCAACTAAACCAGCAATAGATTTATATACAGCTGAAGATGATGTTTACAAAATTTATAACTTTTGGGTAGAAAAAGAAAGATTAGGCGAGGCTTATTTAAAATCTGGTATTAAAAAAACTGATCAACAATTAAAAGAAGAAGCAGCTAACATTGTGAGAAACACTGTACCAAACTATGCATACGTATCTGATATAGTAAAAGGTTTAAGATCTACACCTTTTGGTAACTTTGCATCTTTTCCAACTGCAATCATGAATAGTGCAGTTGGTATTGGTAGTAGGATAATGAAAGAGATTACACATTCCAAACCTACAACCGGACCTAACTATACTCCAATGGTTTTTGAAAAAGGAAAAGGTTTAGTTAAAAACAATAACCCTCTTTTTGGAATAGGTATGAAAAGATTAGTTGGATCTGCAGCTGCGTTTGGATCAATAGGAGTTGGTATTGGTGCAGGATTTAAATCTGTTCTTGGAACAACAGATGATCAAGAAGCAGCTCTTGAAAGATGGGTTGCTCCATATGAAGTTGGTGACAAAAAATTTATTTCTTACGAAGAGGATGAAAACGGCAAGAGAACATACTATTATCAAAACTGGAGTAACAACAATGCTTATGATTATTTAGAGCAACCCTTTAGAACAATGTTAAGATCGGTTCAAGAAGGCATTGAAACTAATGATCAACTTATAAACGGATTTATAAAAGGTATATCTGATGCATTTAGTAGATCAATTGAGCCTTTTACATCAGAGTCTATTGCACCTGAAGCCATTATAGATATTATTGTAAGAGGGGGTGTAACTGATACAGGTAAAAAATTATATACTGAGGAAACACCTATTCCAGATAAAGTAAGAATAATTATGGAACACTTATTAGAGACACAAGTTCCGTTTTCTAAATCACAACTATCTAGAATATACTATGCAGCAAGAGGACTACCTGATCCGAGAGGAGAAATATATAATTTAGAAAAAGAATTACCTGGTTTATTAGGATGGAGATTAATTAAAATAGATCCTGTTAAAGGGCTTAATTTTAAAATTACTGAACTAGATAAGTCTTCTAGAAATGGTATAAGAGAATTTACAGGTGGAGACACAAGATTACTATCTTCACCAAGCACTGCAAAAGAAGTTGTTAGACAATTTTTTATAGCAAATAGATCATTATTTAATTCACAGCAAAAAATGTACTTAGATTTAAAAGCAGCTAATAAATTTGATGTGGATGACTCTGAACTAGCAGCAGTATTTGAAGACAGGGGTATATCTAAAAGAGAATATGGAGCTTTGTTTGGTGGTGATTTTAGACCTTATACACCTTCAGAAAATATTGTAGAAAAATTTGCTAGAAAAGCAGATGAATTTAGAGAAGCTAATCCTGCATATAAAGATCCTTTTCAAGAGGCTTTACCTACAATCATAGAAATGATTCAAGAGTTTTCTGGAGCTGACTTATCTGAATCATGGAACTTTAAACCATCAGATTTTGGAATAGAAGAAGTAGATGAAGAAATACAATTTAAAGATCCAACATTAGGATCATTACCGCAACAACCAATGCCTAGTAATCAAGTTATACAAACCTCACAACTGCAGGGAATGGGCAACATGAATCAGGGATTGACCCCAATAGAAAATGCTCTACTATCAGATGAAGAGAAACAAATACGTTTAAGAAATAGAGGAATGGCATAATGCCCAACGGCGACAAATTAAAACCTAAAAATACTAGAGAACATATTATATCTTTGTATGGATATATAACTGGATTAAAAAAAGATGTGCAACATATGCACAATGGTATTCACGATTTGGGCGGTAAGATAGACAAGATCTATTGGGTATTATTGGCTACGGTGGGGGCTGTAGCACTAGTTTTCTTGGAGAGATTTATATCCATTCTTTGATATTCTCTCCCATAATAGTATTAGCGATGTTAACTTTGTTACGTAAAGCTTTTACTATTCTATCATCTATTGTGTCTTCAGCTATTATATCAATGTATGTCATTGGTTTTGTTTGACCAATACGATCTATTCTAGCTTCTGATTGCTGTCTTTTTTCTAAATCATAACCATTAGAAAAATAAATCATTGTACTACCTGCAGTAAGTGTGATACCATACCCGCCCGTATGTGTAGTTCCCACAAAAAATCTACACTTGTCATCGTTTTGAAATTTCTTTATATTAGTTGATCTTTTTTCTTGATCTGTTTCACCAAAATAATCTACAACAGAATCATCACCATAAATATATTTAATACTTTTTATAATTCTTTTTACATCGTGAGTATAATGTGACCATATAATTGCTTTGCCTTCTACCTTTTCTAATATCTCAAGCAACTCATTTAATCTACTACATGGCAAATCTTTTATAGTGCCATCATCAGCTGTAAAGTGACCACAAGTTATTTGATGCAGACGCATTAGTTGAGTCATAACTGTTGCAGAAGATTGCATCTTGCCATCTAAGAATGCGATAGCTTCTTGCTTCATTTGTGCGTAAACTTTCTTTTGCTCTCTAGTTAATTCTACTGTGTGTTTCATCCAAGTCTTTTTAGGAAGATCTAAACAATCTTCTTTTAATATTCTTTTTGAAAAAGGTTTTATTATATCTGTAAGTTCTGATAGATTTCTATAGCCAACAACTATCTCAACGCTTCTACCATGAACTTCTATCTTTCTAGTGACAGCATATCTAGCTTTGAATGTATAGTAAGATTGATGGTTTAGGAGCCAGGGATCAAGAAACTGGCATTGACTAAATAGATCTAAAGGTGATTTAGTTACAGGAGATCCTGTCAATATTCTTCTATATTTTGCATCTTTTCTAAGAGCCAATATTGCTTTTGTTCTTTTGGTTGTAGGTGTTTTTATAGTTGTAGATTCATCTATAGCTATCATTGAATTGTGTGCAGATAAAAATTTATATGCAAATGCAGGTCCATCCCCGGACGAAAAAGCTTCTACATTCATTATTAATATGTGAAATTCTGTTCCTGTTTGAAATAAAGTATTTAAATTATTTTTTTGTTTTGCAGATTTGTCAGACGTTTTCCAAAGCACCATTTTTTTAAATATGTGATTTGGTAAATGTGTTGGTATTTCTGAGTCATACCAATTTTTGTATACACCTTTTGGTGCTATAATTAACAAAGCGTTTATCTTGCCTTTGTCATATAACATAGCAGCATTATCTAAAAGAACTTTAGATTTACCCGTACCCATTTCCATAAAATAGGCATAGTTTTCTTTATCCCAAGATTCTTTTAATGTATCTAGCTGATGCTGATACGGTTTAGTCTTAAATTTATAAAACATCTTTACTTTTCTTTCTAATATCCTATATATAGGATAGAAAAAGAAAGTCAATGTCAAAAGTTTATTTAGTTCAAGAAATACCATTAATTAAATATAGCGATGATCCCGCTAAGATTAACAAGCCTAAGTTTGATATTACGCCTGCTTTAAAATATGGCGAGATTGTGGTTATGAATAAAAGATTAGCACAAATGCAATTATCACCTGGCCCTTTAATTATTGAAATAAATCAACAATTAAAAAATTTTAATCCAGAAGAAGATTATATTTTAAATTATGGTGATCCTAATTTAATACAAACTGTTGGCAGTATATTAGCTATAAAATTTAGAAAGTACAAAACATTAAAATGGGATAGAAGGCAAATGTCATACTATCCAATTGAAATGGACTTTCAAAATATTAGTTGACATTAATAATTACATCTTTATATAAAGAAGTGATATTAAAAATTTAAACTAATAAACATATAAAGGAAAGTACATGATTGATTTAAGACAAGATGCGCCGGATCAGAGCGATGTTATTGATCCAGAAAAACTATCAGAAGAGCTAGAAAAATTAAAATCTATACAAGCTCAAATTCAAGAAGCAGAAAAAAAATTAAAAGATTTAAAATCAGATGAGAAAGTTCAATCTGGTGTAGTTATACCTAAGTTGATGGAAGATATGAACTTAAGTTCACTCACATTAAAAGATGGATCAGAAGTCTCTATTAAAAAAATTTATAGTGCCACAATAAAAGCTGATAAAAAAGCAGAGGCATATCAATGGCTTCGAAACAATGGCCTAGGTGATATTATTAAAAATGATATCACTGTTACCTTTGGCCAAGGCGAAGAAAACAAGGCACTGGCTTATGCCACCCTTGCAAAAGGTCAAGGCTTTGAGCCGGCTCAGAAAGAGGCGGTTCATGCCATGACCCTAAAAGTAACCATGGAAGATTGGAAGAACAAAGGAAATGAAGTTCCTGAAGATCTTTTTTGGACGTTTGATGGAAATCAAACGAAAATAAAAGGTAAAAAGTAAAACAATAAACTAGTAACTTAATAGGAGGAAAAATGACTGAACTAGTCAAACAAAACAGCGGATCTCTAGCTGTAGTAAACATGAGAGAAGACTCTAGAAAAGGAGCGGAAGAAATAAAACAAGAAGATGTATCCACACCTATCTTGAAAATTCTTCATCAACTTTCTCCAGAGTGCAATCAAAGAGATCCTAAATATGTAGAGGGGTCTAAACCAGGAATGATCTATGCTTCATCACTTGGTCAATTGATAGATGGTGAGGGTAAGGGTATAGATATAATTGTTGCTCATGCTCAAACTAGATATCCTGAATGGCAAGAAAGAGGTGATAGTGCTTCTGCTCCAGTTGGAACTCATATGCAGATTCCATCAGATGCAGTAGAAGAAAGAAACGGTAGATACAGATTACCAAATGGAAACTATGTAGAAAAAACTGCATACTTCTATGTAATGGTAGTTATGGGAAATGAATCTAGACCGGCTGTCATTCCAATGAGATCGTCTAATCTTTCACCGGCGAGGGAACTTAATAATCTAATCACCAATTTAAGGATGACAGATGCAAAAGGTACATTTCAACCAGCAGCTTTCTCAGCGATGTTCAACTTAAAAACAGTTGGCAAAACTGCAGGCAGCAAAAGCTGGCATGTGTACAAACCTTCTAAGGTTAGAATGTTAGATACATCTAACAAAGAAGACTCTGCTTTATACGTAGCAGCTCAAGAGTTACAGAAAACTGTAGCAAAAGGTTCTGCTAAACCAAAGTATGAAAGCAATGGTTCTACGGAAAACATTGTCTAATTCCCTATGGGAACAGTTGCAACTATGGGCGGCAAAGCGAGAGTGGAGTCGCCCAGAAAACTATGAAAGATTTTATAAAATATTTTACAGGTTTAAGACGTAATTATGGTTTCTGCAATATTGAAAAAGGATACAAAGACGAATCAGGTAAAATTAAATTTGACCCAAAAGATTACGGTTGGGCTAAAAAAGAAATTACAGATCAAGATTACGAAGATCATTTAACAGGAAAGAAATCAATAGGTATAAATCCGTGCGATGATGAAGGCACATCTATATTTGGTGCAATAGATATAGATCCAAAAAATTATACTAATTTTAGTTTAAAAAAATATTTAGAAATAATTACAGAAAAAAATTTACCGGTAATACCAGTTAAATCAAAAAGTGGTGGATTACATTTGTATGTATTTACTAAAGAAAAAATAAAAGCATCAGAAGTTAGAGAATTTTTAGAAAAATTATTATTTATATTTGGTTTACCATCTAACACAGAAATATATCCAAAACAAACTTCACTAGATTCTAGTGATGGTAAAAGACCATCAGGTAATTTTATAAATTTACCATACTACAATAAGAAAGATAGAGTGGCTATAAAACCAGATGGAGAAGAAATGGACTTTGATACATTTATTAAAGTTATAAATTTAAATGCACAATCGTCCGAAAATTTAAAAACTTTAGGTGCAGATCTAATAAACCGGGAGCTAAAGAATCAATCACTAGAGTTTGAAGATGGACCACCATGTCTAGGTCTTATATGCGGAGACATAGATAAAACTAAACAAAAGTTACCAGATGAGAGAGATAGATTTTTATATAATTATATGGTCTTTGCTAAAAGAAAATATCCAGATGAATGGGAAGATAGAGTATTACAGAAAGCAAGAGACTATATTAAATATGATAATGTTTGGGGTGATGATAAAGTTAAATCAAAAATAAAAGCGTGGAAAGGGGATACTGCAGGTTACACATGTAATGAAGATCCAATACAAAGTAAATGTATAAAGAGCACATGTTTGCGTAGAAGATTTGGTGTAGGAAAACAATTAAATGCATCTTGGCCAGATATAATCAGTGTGACTAAAATGGATTATCGTCCACATCCAAGATTTTTTTTATATGTAAAACAACCTAGTGGTAAGATAAAAAATATAAATGCAAAGACTGTAAAACAAATAATAGAACAAAGAGAACTTAGAGCTTTAATTGCGGAACATACAAATATAGTACCTCCACCAATAAAAGCAAAAGATTTTCAAGATATAATATCAGGTTTGTGGTCACAATTAAATGTAGAAACACCGGATCCAGAATCTCAACCTGCAGGTATTTTATATAGACACATTAAAGAATACTTAAATGATGTTAGAACAACAACTCTTACAGGTTTTAAGAGCGGATCTGTGTATGTTGATGGAGACTTTGGGTACTTTTTATATCATAAATTTTATGAGGAACTAAAAAGAAACGAATGGAAACTAGATGAAAATGAAACAAGAACTATGGTGGTTGATGTATTTAAAGCAGAAAGTAGTCAAAAAAGAATAGGTAAGGGTAATCCAATAAGATGTATGTCTGTTAAAATGGGACAGTTTGAAGATGATGAACCACCAGAAGAAATATTGGAATATGAAAAAGAAGAGGACATAGTATGATATATAAATATTATGGACCACCTGGAACAGGAAAAACTCATAAATTAATTAATAGAGCAAAAGCATACGTTAGAATAGGGACACCTTTACATAAGATAGGCTATTTTGCTTTTACAAGAAAAGCTGCAAAGGAAGCAAAAGAAAGAATGCCAATAGAGGATAAAAAGTTAGTGCATTTTCAAACACTACATTCTTTTGCATTTAATACTCTAGGTTTACAAGAAGAAAATATAATGCAACCATATCACTATGAAGAGTTAGGAAAAAAATTAGGCATTAGAGTTAAATACACAGATAAATACAATGAAGAAGAAACACATTTTTTAACTTGTAATGATCCATATTTTCAAATGATAGGGCGTGCTATAAATAGAGATGTGTCTATCAGAGAAGAATTTGATAGAAACGAACATGACAGAAAAGAAATACAGTGGCACACATTAAAACACATACATGACAATCTTTTAAAATATAAAGAAAGTGCAGGTCTATATGACTTTAATGATATCATAAATAAGGTTTTGCCAAAGGTTCCAAAGTTTGATGTTGTATTTGTAGACGAAGCACAAGATCTATCACCATTACAATGGAAGCTGTACGATAAATTAAAAGAGAAAAGTAAAGATATTTATTTAGCCGGTGATGATGATCAGGCTATATTTGCATGGGCTGGAGCAGATGTAAAAAGATTTGTAGAAGAGCCTGCAAAAGAAAGAGTCCTAGAAAAATCAAGAAGAGTATCTTTGTGTGTACAATTAGAATCAAGTTTCCCAATAGGTAAAATACGTGGAGTCAGAAAAGAAAAATTTTATCTAGCAAGAGATTATCATGGTAAATCAGTTTACATATCTAATCTAGGTCAAGTAGATTTAAATAAAGGTAAGTGGTTAATATTATCAAGAACCAAGAGTCAATTATTAGAACTCATGAAAGAAGTTAGAAAAAAAAATTTATATTATCAAACTAACAAAGGAAAAAGTTATAAAGTAGCCATATATAAAGCAGCTTTAGCATATACAAAATGGTGTGAGGATAAAGATATAAATGATCAAGATATAAAATATATAAAAGAATACATACCGAATTCTAAATTTTGGAATAAAAATAAAAAATGGTACGAAGTTTTTACTGCAGCTCCCGAAAAAGAAAAAATATATATAAGAAATATGTTAGAAAATAATGAAAATTTAAATGAAGATGCTAGAATATTTTTATCTACAATACACGCGATAAAAGGTGGTGAAGGTGATAACGTAATTTTAGCATTGCATCAAGGAGATAAAATACAAAAATCTATCAAACGTAGTTTAGAAAAAAGAGATGAAGAACATAGAGTTTGGTACGTAGGAATTACGAGAGCACGTAATAATTTATATAAACTAAAATCAAAAATAAAAAGAAAGGAGTATAGTTTATGACAACAAAAGATATATTTGAGGAAGCGTTTCCACAATTTACTCAAGTAGGAGGAAATCACTACACTAAATTTCCTATTCAACCGTATGAGTTTATTTCTAAAAATGATCTATCATTTTTTCAAGGAAACGTAGTGAAATATGTTTGTCGCTATCAGCGAAAAGGTGGTATACAAGATTTAGAAAAAATAATACATTACTGTCAATTAGAAATGTTAAAATTGAAAGATTCTAAAAAATGATATTACCAGAAACAGAATGGCTACAGCCAGAAGAATATCCTGATCTACGATCTTATGATGAGATTGCTATAGATTTAGAAACTTACGATCCAGATTTAAAATCTAGTGGATCAGGATCTGTAATTGGTAATGGCTATGTAGTTGGTATAGCTGTAGCCGTAGAAGGATGGTCAGGTTATTTTCCGATAGCTCATGAACAAGGTCCTAATATGGACAAAAAGAAAACTTTAGAATGGTTGCAAGATATATGTAATGCACCATCATTAAAAATATTTCATAATGCCATGTATGACGTATGTTGGCTACGAAAATTAGGTATAAAAATCAATGGTTTAATAGTAGATACTATGATTGCATCATCACTTATAGATGAAAACAGATACTCATACACATTAAATACTTTGTCTTGGCATCACCTTAATAAAGGAAAGAATGAATCCAAATTAATTAAAGCTGCAAAAGAAAGAGGATTAGATCCAAAAGCAGATATGTGGAGACTACCACCTATGGAAGTTGGTGCATACGCAGAGAAAGATGCAGAACTAACTTTAGAACTTTGGGGTAAAGTAAAAAATATAATTATAGAAGATAACTTACAATCTATATTTGATTTGGAGACTGATCTTTTTCCTTGTCTGGTTGACATGAGATTTCTTGGTGTGAGAGTCGATGCTGAAAGAGCTCATACACTAAAGCAAGACTTAGAATACAGAGAAAAATTAATCCTGAGAGACATAAAAAAAGAAAGTAACATAGATGTTCAATTAATGGCAGCAAGATCAATTGCCAAACTTTTTGATAAATTAAAACTACCTTATTCCAGAACTGTAAAATCAGATGAGCCATCTTTTACTAAAAATTTTCTTGTTAATCATCCACATCCTTTAGTTCAAAAGATAGCAGAAGCTAGAAAAATAAACAAGGTTAGAACGACATTTATTGATTCAATAATTAAATACGAACACAATGGTAGAATACACTCAGAAATAAATCAAATAAGATCAGATGATGGTGGCACTGTGACTGGTAGATTTAGTTATATAAATCCAAACCTACAACAAATACCAGCAAGAGATCCTGATACAGGTCCTTTAATTAGATCTTTGTTTATACCAGAAGAAGGTATGAAGTGGGGGTGCTTTGATTACTCGCAACAGGAACCAAGACTTGTTGCACATTATGCACTTAAATTTAGATTACCTTCTGTGAATACGATAGCTGACTCTTACGAAAATGATCCATCAACTGACTTTCATAAAATAGTTGCAGACATGGCGGAGATACCTAGATCACAAGCTAAAGTAATTAATTTAGGTTTATTTTATGGTATGGGTAAAGCAAAACTGCAAGCAGAGTTAGGTGTAACACAAGAAAAAGCACAAGAACTATTTAATAAATATCATGGAAGAGTTCCTTTTGTAAAACAGTTAATGAATAAAGTTATGTCAGCAGCACAGAATAAGGGACAAATAAAAACATTATTAGGAAGACGTTGCAGGTTTTTTAAATATGAACCGGTTTTAAGGGGAGATGATTGGGGTAAATTTGTTCCAGCAGAAGATCACGAAAGAATGTTAGAACTACAAGAAATGGGTCCTTACATATTAGATGAAGAAGGAAACAAAACAGAAAAGAAAAATTATTGGCATGAAAATCCAACACGTAGAGCTTTTACATACAAAGCTTTAAATAGATTAATACAAGGATCCGCAGCAGACATGACTAAAAAAGCTATGTTAGAATTACATAAGGAAGGTATTACACCACATATACAAGTTCATGATGAACTTGATATATCTGTAGTTAACGATCTAGAAGCCGCAAAGATAAAAGACATAATGGAGAACGCGGTTGACTTAGAAGTACCAAATAAGGTAGACTACGAGTTTGGATCCAATTGGGGTAATATTAAATAATGGCTTACTTGAATGCAAACATACCTGTAACCTATGCTCAAATAAGGAGGGAATATTTATATGACTTACAAAAACATCATGGAGAAGTTGAAGACTGTGTTATCTTTGGTCTTTCAGCTATTACTGGACGGTCTATTTTATGGCATGCGATTATGGAGAATGGCGCTGTCTTTTATCGTCTCCCGATATCTGCCTTCATACAGAGAGGTTTTAGATCGGAAGATGTTCCTAAACGTAGACTTGATGAACTTCAGTTATGGAATTGTTTTAGTTATTATCCTGCTGTTACTAGTTGGGATATTTTAGACGGACAAGCTGGCAAGTATATAGGAAAAGATAAAAAATGGCACCCTGGTAAATATTTATTTACTGTTGACTTTGCACATCCAGAGGCTAACATACTTGATACTGATCATTCAGAGATACCGCACGAACATAAGTGCGCACACATAATTGCATTAGATGATGGTAATTATGCAGCACAACCAAACAATAGATGTATATGGGATATACCTTCATTTACTGTGAAAGATAATATTCCAGATTGGAAAGTGCAAACTAACGAATGGAATGTAGAAGATACTAGTCAGTGGAGAACAGAAGATACTGATAAATTCTTTTATGAAATTGAGGAGAAGAAAAAATGATTTGTATAACTTGTGATCACGATTGCCATTGTGGTGATAAATGCGATGCAAATCCATTAGATGGTGGATGTGGATGTATTGTATGTGAACATAAAGAGGAGGAAAACATGATTAAAAAAATTATAAAATGGATTTGGATAATCATTTCATGGCCATTCAGAAAAGTAATTGGATGGATGAAAAGCGCATTACCAAAATAATTTATGGATAAAAAACCACTCAGTATTTCAGAATCGGCAGCCGTCCAGATGCCTATGAAGACGGTTGCCAGTTTGATTATCATCGTGGCACTCGGCACCATGGGCTATTTCCAGATTATAGAACGTCTGAATATTGCTGACACTAGATTACAACTAATGGAAAAAGAATTGGTCGAAAATACGGAGTTCCGTATCAAGTGGCCGAGGGGGCAACTTCGGCTCGCTTCCGGCTGACTCAG